TCACTCCGCAAGCAGTTCGGAAACCGCATTGTCAAACTCTTCGGATAACAGCCAAGTACGGTAGAAAACCTCAAGTGCTTCAGGATTATCGAGGGGCGCGTCGTATGCGTAATCGCTAGCGACGAACCTATCCCAATCATCCGAGAACATGACGTTCTGCATATTCACGGAACTCTTGCTGGCGTTGCACGTCCAGGAACCATTATCGTTGCCGGTAACCGGAAGTCCAACGTCGTCATACCGATCCCAGCACCATTGCTTGGTTGGCGTAATGCCGTCCGCATAATCCTTGAGGGTTTCGACAATTTCATCCCGCAAATCGGAACGATATGCTGCTGCGAAAGTATTTTCATCAAACATTTCAGATACTCCTTGTTTGCTAATTGATGTGATATATTTATTATATCATATTGTGTCTTGTGGTGCAAACAAAAAGGCCGGGACTCGCCCGGCCTGTAATCACTCTTCCTCGGCGTCCCTCCTTGCTATCTCGATGATCTTGGATACCGCAGCGGCCATATTCTTGATTCCGTTACGTGAAGCGAACTCCGTCACCTGATGAACGAACTCGTCGTACAATTCCATAGGCACCAACCCGAGCATGTCCGCGTTGCAATCATCCACGAACTGTTCAAGTTCCTCGTATTCGCGGGTCAGAAACAAAAACTCAACGGTCTTATATTCGTACTTCACATTCAAACCGTTCAGGTTGACCTGCTGCGGTTCCACATGTGGAAGATTATCCTGATCGAGTCCGCTCAACAACAAATCGTCCACGCTATCCATTTGCGTCACCAATTGTGCCAACAGCTTTTCATCTGCATGGCCGGTGAGTTCGTTGGCGGCAATCTGCTTAGCCGTTATGGTTGAACGTGTCATAGGTTTCGTGTCCACGATAACCGGGATACGTTGGATACCGGCGCGGGCGGCAGCTCTTGTACGATGATGGCCGGAAACGATGCTTATCGGCCCTTCTCCGTTCGGTTGCGAACAGTACGGCAATGACTCCAGCATCCCTCGTAGCTTGATGTTCTGTGTCAGAGCGTCGAACTTACGCGGTTCCATGACTTGCGCGTTCAGGTCTTGTTCCTTGAGGTTTACCACGTCAACCCATTTGATTACCAAACCGTCTGCTATGGTCATTTCTTGCGACGTGTCGATATCAGACATTATTTCCTCCTGTTCTCCTTGGCTAGGAACTGTCCGAGAATGTTCCTTAAGCCGATTTCGTCGTGCCAAGCGCTCTTATACTGCAATTGGTACTGTCCGTTCTTACGGTCGCGTCTGTCCAGCTTCATCAGGCCGCGAAGTCCCTTCGCTTCTGGGTATCGCGTGTACTCGACGGTTGCCAGCGCATCGCATGAATCGATGATGATCTGCGACTTTGGCGTAGCGCAGAGCTGGAACGTGGAACGACGTAACGCTATCATCGTGACCAGCTTCGTAAGCCGATACCGTTCGTGGGATACCCCGAACGCTTGACGCAATACCGCGTAGTGACTCTTGTACATAAAGTTCGGCAAGCCATAGCCGATGATCCCTGCAACGTAACCGTCGATTAGTACGAGAACACACATGGGACTTACGTTTCCTGATATCCGATGCCGCATGACTTGCAGGTACGAATCTTGGGCCGCGCTATCGTGCAACGGTACGACCTCGATTTTAGAACGTTCGGTAATCGGATGATCTCTCGGTAATATCGGTATAGGTATATCCGCCGATTTCGAAGACGCCACAGTCACCATGTTCCCGCCGACAAGACGTTTGACCTCGTTCGGACGGTTGGAATTCATGTAAATCACACTGTCAAGCCCAAGACGCCTAGCATATACCGGGCTGGCCGTCGCAGCGTTCCCGGGCGTTTGCTGTTGCTGGCAGACAAGCAGCGCCTTACGTCCATCGAACATTTTGCAGAGCTTGGGGATATCGACGGGAGCGTTGAATACGTTGTATTCAGGTTCCGCCCATTGGAATCTACCACCGGTGTCGAAGAACTTTTCATAAGCGCCCGGATACGTAGGAGGATTTGCGAACACGATGGTGTTCGGGTCGTCCATGATGCGTTCCGCGTATTTCATCGGGTCGGTGGCCTCGTATCTCAGCCCCTCAAGTCTGACCATATTCGCTGCGATTCGTTCCCGTAACTGTCCGACGTGTTCCGAATCGTTGATGTCAAGATCGGCCAGAAGTTCACGGTAGTAATCGACATCTTCGTGCTTGCTGAGCCGCATACGGTATTGCGCCATGATTACGGTAGCCGCATCGTCCGCCGCGTTTCCGGAGAGAGGTAGTGGTGCATCGTCAACCGTCGCCTGCATTTCGGTGAGAGGCTTACCGCTGTACGCATATCCGAGCGCTGCGGTGTACGCCCACACGTCGCACGCTTCGATCTGTTCCGGTTTCCAGCCGTTCTCTATGGCGACCATGCAGTTTGCGAAGGCTCCGGCGTACAGTTCGACGTATCGCGTATACCCTGATGCGAGTGCCTGCCTGAACAGATTCCCGTTCCAATCGCGTTCGGGTTTATCCCAAGTGTTGAGGAACAGGATGGACGGTGAGTTGAAACCTGCCATCAGACCGCCCCCCAAGAGTCGAACTTGGTGCCTCCCTGTTCGAGACAAGGCGCTCTATCCGGTGAGCTAGGGGCGGAACAGTTATCAGAATAGCACATTTTGGTCGGCCTCCAAACCTTTTTGTAATTCCTTGACTTCTTCACCGGTCTTTTCCTGCCACCATTGGGCGAAAATCGTCCGGTGGCACAAGCATTTGCTTACGTCATCGAAGCATAGAAGCACGATGTCTTTTCCGCTGTTGAGTTGCGATATTGTTTCAAGTTCCGTTCTGATGCGAGCGACCCCGTGCGAGTCCAGCATGGAACGATACCGTTCGGTGAATTCTTCGTCTGTTCCTTCCATGAACCATCGGCCCGGCGTTACTGTTTTCGCCGATGCTGCGATCGTGTATGGCAGACGCCATCGTGGCGAACCGTATGTTATGCGTACCGGTATGCCTTGTGCCGGGGTGAAGTCGCGGTATCGGTTTGTGTAGATCTTCATGTGTATCCTTTCTATGCAATGTGTGATATACATATTATATCACATTGTTGGTTCTTGTTGCAAATTGACCCCATTCTTAACTTCGTCTGGAAAGAATTCCTTTTCCAGCGCCTCCACACCACCGGTGGCACCCCAATACGCACGCCTCGCCCTCAGAACGGTCGACACATCAGCAGACATGGAATCAGGAAGCCTATTGGCCATCCAATGCGTTAACTGCGCTTCGCTCCGCTGCTCCTGCTTCTGGGCTCTCCAATTAATCGGGTTGGCCAGCCACACGGGGAGAGTCCGCACGTACTGCAATGGCGTACCCTCGCACGACTCCACGAAACGTTTCGCCGCCCTCATAAGCGCATCGGCACCAACCTCATCGAACGCCTGATTGAAATACCTGATGAATTCATTGGACACCCTGCACTTCTTCGGCCACAATCCCATAAGCGACTTGAGCGTATCCACTGAATGGCAGGCGACTGTTATTTTTTCTTCGCCGCGCGAGTATTGTTCTTGGGTTTTGTTCTCTTGGGTATTGTTAGTCAAAACCTCGTTTTGGGGTAGGTCAAAAGCACGTTTTGAGGGGTCAAAAGCACGTTTTGAGGTCGAAACAGGGTCAAAAGCACGTTTTGAGGTCGAAACAGGGTCAAAAGCAGATTCCGGTGTCGGCTTCCACAGTGAGACGTGATACCGGTTGGCCCTGCCATCGGACTTGACCCGTCGAATGTAACCCAATTGCTCAAGCACGTTGAGGCTCTTGGATACCGTGGGCTGTGAGCAACGCGCGATCTTCGCCAACCGCTCCAGACTGGGCCAACATACGCCGGTGTTGTCGGCGTGGCGTATCAGCGCCATGTACACCAGCAGGTCATAGCCGCCCAGCCGGTCATCGTCCACCGCCCAATTCGGCAGCATCGAAAAACCAGAGTTCTGTGCTATACTCGTATCGGACATATTTTCCACCTTTCTGTTAGCGCCTTCCTTCAGTTCTCTAGGGGAGGCGCTTACTTTATTCCTGTTCCTATCTTATTGATGTCGGTGCGCACGATTTCCAATGCTCATATATATATTATATAACTAGAACATGCTGCTTGCAATCAAGAATAATCTGACGTATACTTGAATCATGTACGCTAAAGACTACACCGCAACGACGGAACAGTACGCTGAACGCTGGCACCTCAACATCCAAACAGTCCGACGATACTGCCGCGAGAAACGACTGCCATACATCAAGGTAGGCAACCGCTACTACTTCAACCCCGACATCACACCACTACCAGTAGGAGAAACGATCAACGATGAATGACCCAAGAATCACGCTACCGCTCGCACGCTTGGCGGCAGATCCAGAACGCAAACAGACCCGCAACGGCACCCAATACATGCTTATCCGAGTCGCCGCCACAGGCGGACACATGGACAAAGACACTAAACAGTGGGTGGACCACGACACCATGTGGGCGACCATCTTCGAATATGACATGAGACTTGCCGAAACTTACGAACGCATGTTGCGCAAGGGTACACCGGTACATGTCGAGGGAGTCCTGAAATGGAAGACCGGCACCGACAATCATGGTCAGCCTCGCACCGATTTCATCATCGAACACGCGACCATCAGTCTGGCCATGCTCAAGGCGAAGAGCCAGCAGGCTCAGCAAGCCCAACAGTCCAGCAACCAATGGCAGGGAACAGACCCGTTCGGCCCGACCGACTCATCCAACCAGATCGACAACGAATGGAAAGAATTCTGATGGCAATAAACATGACCGAGAAAGACAAGACGCTCAACGAGATTATCGACTGGTGCGAACAGATGGAAGCGGAAGGCTTGAGACTGGCGAGCGCTCTTCTGATGCAGCATGACACGGCAGCATACGGTGTCATGCAGGGACAAATCAACGCATACGAAAAGACGGCCGACCACTGCCGTTCCTTGCTCGTCTATTCCGTCTCAATGCCGTCCGAGATGCCGAATCAAAGCGAAGACGCGACGAAGAAACCGCACAGGCAGACGAAAAAGCCTGCGAATTAGCCGACAAACTCAACAAGGAGAAATCATGAAACACGACGAACAGATAACCATGTACAGCTTGGAATCGGAAACCATGTGCAGCTTGGAATGGTTGGAACACGAACGCCGCAAGGCATGGCAGGAAGGTTACGCGGCCGGTTGGAAAGACCAGGAATGCGATTTTCCGCCACACACCACCGAAAACCCGTATAAGGAGTCCGTTGAATGAAACGCAACCCGTTTGAAATCCTGTTCGCGGTCACGTTGACCGTCTGCCTGTGCGTCGCCCCGATCATCATATTCGCAATCAGTTAAGGAACCGACCATCTCAAGACGGAAAACGCAACCAACATTCGACTTGGCGGAGGTCAACCAATGATCGACGAACCATTCTCGTTCAGCTTGTTCATTCCCGGCATACCAGCCAGTAAAGGCTCCTACCGTCCAATCACCGGCAGAAGCCGCACCACAGGCAAACCAGTAACCCGACTCATACCAATGGACAAGAAGGAACGCCCGTGGCGCGACCACGTGCGCGACACCATCCTCAGCCACAAACACCCAACCATCCCACACGACTCATACGTGACAGTAGAAACAACGTTCTACCTGCCCCGCCCCAAAACCATCCCACCCAGAAAACGAAAACACCCAACAGTCAAACCAGACATAGACAAACTCCAACGCGCCCTATACGACGCCATAACCGAAACCCACATCTGGCACGACGACTGCCAGATCACCGACGTAACCAGCCACAAACGCTACGCCGACAACACCCCCACCGGCGTATTCCTCACAATCACATGGGAGCCAAACCAATGAAAAACCACAGCGAATTCGACTACTTCCGCAACAACAACAAGCCGGAGAAAAACACTTTCAGCTACAAAATAGGCCGCATACTCGGACTCCTACTACTCACCCTAGCAGTCCTACTCGTCACCACATGCACCATAGCCCTACTCAAACTCCTCATAACCTACATCCTCGCCTGAAGACGTCGAATACTACTAGGAGACCCCAGTGAACACTGAAATACAACAGTTCTACTTCCATAACGCTGCATTGCGTACCCTGACCGACGAAGCAGGGGAGCCTTGGTCCGTCGCCAAGGACGTGTGCGACATCCTCGGCCACTCAAACGTGAGCATGGCGCTTGATCGTCTCGATGATGACGAACGGCCTAAGTTCAAATTAGGGCGTCAAGGTGAGACCAACATCGTCAACGAAGCCGGTCTCTACAGCCTCGTGCTCGGATCCCGCAAGCCTGAGGCCCACGAGCTCAAACGTTGGGTGACTCACGAGGAGCTGCCGTCCATCCGCAAGCATGGCGCATACATGACCCAGCAGACTCTAAACAAGGCACTCACCAGCCCAGACTTCCTTATCCAGCTCGCCACCAAGTCGAAAGAGGAACAGGAGAAAGTCAAGGAACTGGAACCGAAAACACGGTTCGCCGACGCAGTGGCCACGTCGGACGGCACCCGCCTGATCGGAAAACTGGCGAAGATGCCGCGCCAGAACGGTTTGGACATCGGCCAGAACCGCCTTCTCGAGATTCCCCGACATGACGGCTACTTGGGTAAGACCGGCTCGAACCGCAACATGCCAACACAACGCGCGATGGACTTGGGACGTTCCGAATCAAGGAAACCGCCATCACCCATTCGGACGGCCACGTGACCATCAACCGCACCGCGAAAGTAACCGGCAAAGGCCAGACATACTTCATCAACCGCTACTGCACACAAACTAAACCCAAGAAAGCATAAAATACCCTTATGAGCAACGTAACCCGAGACGCCCACGGCAGAATCACCGGAGGCGTCAACAATCCAACAGGTAAAGGCGGCTTCCAAGAACGCCCACAAGACCGTAGCCGCAAATGGACAAAACGCGGCAGCGTGAAATACAACCTCCAACAATTCCTTGAACTCACGAACGAGGAACTAGCGGAATGGGTGCAGCGCATGGACGAACTGACCCAAGCAGAACAGATCGCCCTACGCCGTGTACTCGAATCGAAGAAAGACGGTGAAAAAGCATTCCGCGCCTATCAGGACATCGCCAACCGTACCGAAGGAATGCCCCGCCAGCAGGTTGACCAGACGGTGCAGATGTACGAGCCGCCAACAATCAACGTCACGGTGAAGTGAACAAACCCGAGCCTACTATTCTCAATAAGGCTCGGGTTTCCTCGGGTGAAGACCAGACTATTGAGAATCGCGCGAACATTATGGAACAAAACGGAACATTCAACCTCGTAATCCCCAAAGCATACGAAGATCTATTGTTCTTCCTCCATGACCGTGACAACCCGCCATACCGCTACTACGACTACAGCGGAGGACGTTCAAGCGCAAAAAGCACCAGCGTAGCCCTAGCACTAGCACTCGAAGCCAGCATGTACCCAACCCGCATCCTATGCACCCGCGAATTCCAGAACAGCATTCAGGAAAGCGTCAAACAGCTCCTAGCCGACATCATCAGCCGTTATCAGCTTCCCGGTTTCACCATCACCCGCGAACAGATAACCCACGTGAACGGAAGCGTGTTCTGGTTCAAAGGCTTGCACGAAGACCCGGAAAGCACACTAAAAGGCATCGAAGGCGTAGACCGGTGCTGGATCGAAGAAGCCCAGTTCATCACCGACCACAGCCTAGACGTGTTGCTCCCGACCATCCGAAAGAACGGCAGCACCATCATCTTCACCCGCAACCCCCTGACCCCGGAGGATGCGATAACCACCCGTTTCGTCACACACCCCAGCCAGCTCACCCAACAGCGCACCACCCACCATCACACCACATGGCGGGACGCGGAACAGGCCGGGATCCTTCCAGAGGAAATCAAACGGCAGGTCGAGGAATCACGAAACAACCCAGACTTCGCGCACATCTGGGAGGGAATGCCATACGAGAAAACCATCAACCAGATCATAAGCTGGCAGCAACTCGCAGACGCGACCGAACGCCAACCGCAAACAGACGGAGGCGTAAGCTTCGGCGTTGACGTGGCACGATACGGAGCCGACCGAACCGCCGTAGCCATCGTAAAAGGACGCCACCTAGTAGATCTCGTGAGCTGGAACAAAACAAGTCTCGTGGAAACAGCGGAACGCATAATCACCCTTGCCGGAACACATCACCCAAACATCATCAACGTGGACGATACCGGCGTGGGCGGAGGCGTGACAGACATCCTCCGCAGCCGAAGCCAACCCGTGAACGGCGTCAACTTCGGAGCCAAACCCAAACACCCCGACCGTTACCCGGCAGTCAGTTCGGAACTATGGTTCGAGTTCGCTGAACAGCTTCCTGAAATCACCATCAACCCGAGTCTGGAACACCGTGCCGAACTGTTTCAGGAACTCAGCACCCGCGAATGGACGATCAACAACCGGAATCTACGCGAAGTGCAGCGGAAGAAAGACTACAAAACAGAGAACCAGACCGGAAGCCCCGATCTGGCCGATAGCGTCCTTCTCGCCTACTACAAGCCGCTCCAACTCCCATCATGGGATGTTGCTGTTTGAGAGGTTTTAAACCATGCACAAGGTAAACTGGACACAGGTCTTCCGACGAATCGAGGAAAAGTGAGCCTGCTGAACAATCTCCGTGAAGGTTTTATGAGCGCTTTCGACCGTAACCATGCGCCAAGCTCAACCCCCACACCAATGGGCGGGAACATTTGGCAGCCGATGGGCGGCAACACCATCCCCATGCACGACACCTACGACAACGTGTTCCCATACGTGAACGCAATCGCACAACGGTTCAGCACGGTAATCCCCTACGCCGTGGACTCGGAGAACCGGCGTATTGAACCGGCTCCCGCACCGTTGGCCGCACTCTACGCGCCAAACGACACTTATAGCTGCCTCGAATTTCTGAAACTTATCTCCGTCAGTATCCTCACTCAATCTCATGTGGACGTGCTGATCTGGACGACGAACGGCCCCGGTGGAGACATCACCCCAACGAACATCATCGGGTACACGCTTCTGCCGTCGAACAGTCGCCAATACAATTCCTCCCGCTCGGACTGGTATCACCGCGTCACAATGGACTTGGGCGACGGCGAACGAGTCTACGAATTCTCCCGAAACGAAACCATCGCCCTCAGCTACAGCAAGCACCCCAACGACCCGACGCGCGGCATCGCCCCAGCTATGACCGTGAAGAAGTGGGCCAACGTGGACGACATGATTGCCGACTATGAGCGTGGCTTCTTCGGCAACAACGCTGTCCCGGCTGGAATGCTCGGCATCGTTTCCGAGAACACTGAGGACTTCCAACGTAACCGCGACCGTCTCGAAAGCACGTTCCGAGGCGCAGGCAACAACAACGGGATCGTGTACAACATGATTCCGGTTGACCCGATGACCCATAAGCCCAGCACCACCAGCAAACTCGTGTGGGTTCCGTTCCAGAACGCCAACGACAGTCTGGACTTGCAGACCGTGAACGACGTGGTGAACAACAGGTTGTCGAACGCGCTCGCCGTCCCGGACATCATTCGAGGCATCGACAACGGGCAGACCTACGCCAACGCCGAACAGGCGGAACGCGCGTTTATAGAGAACACTCTCAAGCCGTTGTGTATGACGGTATGGGATAAATGGCAGTTCGAACTTGACCGCATCACAGGAGGCTTAGGCTACGGCATCACGTTCGACCTCGACCTGCCTTCGCAGACTGATGTGGAGAAGGTGCAGGCCGACACCCAGAAAGTTCGTATAGACTCGCTGACCCAGCTCCTGAACATGGGAGCCAGTCTGGAATCCGCCGTGGACGCGCTCGGACTCCCCGACTCGTACAAGCGTCTTGACCTGCACCAGCAGGCCCCGACACTGACTATCCCAGTAACCGCAAAACGGTATAGCCGTAATATCAAACCGCAGGAAACAGCAGTCGAAAACCGTATCCTCCCAGCCACGCGAACCTACGTGAACAGAGTCATCCGAATGGCCCGACGATCCCAAAACGGGCTGCGCGACGACTTGGAAGCCATCGGAGACCAGTGGATAAACGACGTGAAAGACGACTTGAAGGACAACCTCGCCGCCTACGCCCGCCGTACCGGCTACGAGTTGGAACAGGTCATCACCGTGTGGGCGGAACTCCATCCCGAAAGCTCTATTGCCGTGGATATCGAGGGATACACCGCCGATGATTGGCGGCAACTCTACTTCTGGACTGAACTCCCCGCAACCGTCAGCGAAGCCTACGCGGAACACTTGCGGAGCATCGCCAAGTCCACCAGCAAGACCATTACCAACGACGTGCTCGAACTGCTGAACCGGGCCGACGTGGAACAGTGGGACGCCGAACGCCTACGCGAAGCGCTCGACCGTATGGGCAACGATCACGCCGAACTGATTGCCCGCTGCGAAACGGTGCAATCCCAGAGGATCGGCAGCTTGTACAGCGCCCGCAACCTCAGCGAAACGCTCGGCGTCCGACTGGACAAAGTATGGCGTACCAGCGGCGACGAAAAAGTGTGCGAATTCTGCCGCCACATGGAAGGCAAACGAATCGCATTGGATGACACGTATATGGCGGAGAACGCCAGCGTAGAGATAGGCGACAAAACCTACGTGAACAACTTCGAGAGTATGCAAACACCGAACGGACACCCCAACTGCCGATGCTACGAGGATTACGAGGTGGTCGAATCATGACGTATGACATCCATTGCAAACGCTGCGGACGATACCTAGGCTCCTGCACCCGCGACACGATAGTGACGCTCAAGTGTCCGAACTGCAAAGGTTTGGACACGTATCGCATCGTGCTACTATGGGGTACAGAACATTAAGCCCATTAAGGACGTTCGACCGCACCACTACCTATTGAAAGGTCCAAGATGAAGACTCGTAAGAGCTTCGCCAACAGCGGTGCCCCAGAAACCAATGGTCGTACCCTTACCTTCCTTGCTAACAGCGGCAAAGTAATGTGCGACGGACTCACCGTAGACCTGAAGACACTGAAAGCGCCGTTAATCGACGGCACCCTGAAACTCGTGTCCGACCTCACCGAGTCCGACAAACTATCCCTACCGTTGCTAATCGACCACATGCCCAGCATCGAATGCCAAGCAGGCGCAATCACCAGACTTTGGATGACCGATGATGGACTAATGGCCGAAGCGAAACTCAGCGAGGTAGATCAAGGCGAACGTATCCGCCAGCTTGCCGCAGACGGATGCCTGACCAACAGTTTCAGCATCACCGTTGAATTCAACAAGCGTCCCGGCAAGGACGGCATCATCCACGATGGCGAACTACTGGAAATCAGCGTCGTCTATCGTGGTGCCGACCCAAGGGCCGCTTTCACCGCAATCAACAGCCGCAACAACAACACGAATGGAGACACCATGAACCCGGAACTCCTGAAGAAACTGGCGCGTACCATCGCCCAGTTCAAACTCACGCCGGACGAGGCGGAACAGCTCACCAACAGCATCGGTGACATCATGCAGGGAGCTCTCGATGACATCACCGAAGCCATCGGAGAACAGTCCGACTCGAACAATCAGGAAAACACTCCGGCACCGGAGGAACCCGTGCAGACTTCCAACGGCCGCCAGACCATCATCATCAACAAGGCCAACCACGCCGCCCACCAGTCGGGTACCGTGAAGTTCTCCCACGACCGTAAGACATGGCTCGACTCCGACGATGCCATGATCGCGTTCGAGCGTGCCCTAATCGACACTGACAACAAGGGTGTCGAAGCGTTCCAACGTGAGTGGGCTGACACCGTGAACCGTAACATGTCGGACACCGCATCGTTCGGCGTTGACGCCACCGACGTGACCAAGTTCATCCCGACCGAAGCCATCACCACAATCTCGGACGCTTTGAACACGCGCGGCTCCGGCCTGTGGAACATGCTGCGCAAGACCGGCATGGATCGCCTCACCATCGGCGGCAATATCGCCGGTCTGACCGAACAGACCCGCGCACACGGCTATCCGGTGGCCTCCTACGGCACGAAGAAGAAGGAACAGGTGCTTTCGTTCGTGAAGCGTGAGCTTCAGGCCGACTACACCTACAAGTACATCACCCTGAACAAGGGTGACATCCGCCGCACCCAGCGTCCGGGCGCTCTGCTCCGCTACGTGCTTCAGGAACTCCCGAACTACATCGTCCAGACCATCGAACGTCAGATTACGCTCGGCGGTTACACGGATATGGCGCACTTCCGTAGCGTCGTGACCGACGCGGGAGACAATTCGTCCGATTGGAAGGGCAACCGTTTCGCGCTCTCCTACACCATGACGGACGCGTCTCCGCTGATGGACTTCGTGCGTGCCTCCCACATGGTTCGAGCGCAGGGCAACAAGGTGCTGCTGTGCAACGCTGACACTGTAGCCGACCTGCTGATGTCCGCGAACGCGAACGGCAACACGTACATCGCTCTCGGCGGTGACGATACTCTGGCCCGCGCTCTCGGCGTCCAGCAGATCATCACCCCTGAATGGTGGACGGATACGGACGATACCACCACTATGGGTGTCATCATGTCCGCGTCCCACTATGCGGTGGTCGGTGATACGTCCATCGAAGCGTTCACGAACTTCGCGCTGTCCACGAACACCAACGAGTATCTTCAGGAGATCTATGCTGGTGGTGGTCTGGACGCGGAGAAGTCCGCCGTGGTCATCAAGCCGAAGGGTAAGAGTGATGAACGCTGAAATGTACGCACGAGTCGGCGGCAAGGCGCTGTCCGAAGACAACCTGAACACGGTTAAGACCATCAACTTTGTGGATGAAGAGGGTCAGCCTATCGGTAAGGCCGCTCACGTTGACCCGTCGTCCGGCACAGTAACGCAAGTGGTGAACGCTCTGATCGCCGCAGGCTTGATGGCGTCCTCCTGACCGACTATCCTAAAAGTAGCGGGACTGCACCGCAAAGGCCCTATCTCCTACAATGGAGGTAGGGCCTAACTCATTTCCGGAAGGATCAGACATGGACATCGACGCCAGTGTAATCAAACAAATTGAAGACGCCAACTACGCACGGTGGAAGGATGCCGCGCTCGCAGACCTCGCCAACATTCTATGCCAAAAAGCCCTGTCCCAGCTTACTGATGATTACGTGGGAATCGTCGTAGGAGATGGCCGTCACATAGCCCTTTTGGCATGGTATTCGGAGGTGACCAACGTGCAGACCACCGACGGAGTGAAACTCGATTTCCATGTGAACTATAATATGGGCGACGGGTGGAAGCCAGAAACCAAGTACGCGAACTATCTGACCATCACGGAACGTCTTAATGTCGGCACGGTAGTAACCGTGACGGGAACGCACGGGTTCGCCAAGCTCCCCGCCCCATTATCTTCAGTCTTGACGGCGATCATCGAGGCAGACCAGAACATTCTTGAACAGACCGACCGTATCACCTCGAAGAGTATCGAGGATGTGAGCGTGAGTTACGCAACGGTCAACGAGACCGCAATTGAACGTGCGTTGACCCCTTACCAGTCTCTTATCAGCCAATGGAGCCTATGCCATAACGGCGTAGATAGCGGCGGTATCCTCTCCATGCCTCGCAAACACCATAATCTGCCGTGGTGGTTGAACGCTCAGGATTACGTGGGAGGTGACTACGCTTATGGCAACGCTCTGTGACCCGTTCCGCTTGTTCCCTAACCAAGTACAGACGGCGACGCTTTGGCGGTACACTGCTCCCGGTCTGCCGAACGAACGACTGGCCGACTTGCAGGTGATTGTGAAGCACTCCACCCAGTCCGACCAGCCGACTGAATACGGTTCGCGTATCAGCAGCAGACGCTTCCACATCCAAACTGACACGGTTCCCGAAAGTCTGCTGGGAAACATGGAACTATGGCCCGACCTGATGCTGGAACTGTCCGATGGCAGAGTGTACCAAGTCACGCAAGCCAGTCGCGGCGATGACATGGACATGGGTGAGACCCGGTTCATAACCGTGTATGGGAACCCGTATGGCAGGGACAGCATATGAGCTACCGGTTACAGTTGTCCTCTGATTGGGCGCGTAAGCTCTCCACCCAACAGTTGAACAAGGGTGGCGTGAGAATGATGACGGACATCCTAAAGATGGCCCGTCAGAACGCTCCCGTACTCACCGGCGCTTTGCGTAACAGTGGCCGTTTCCAACAAGTGTCCACGCTCAAGTGGCGTATCACGTTCGGCAACAGTCGCGTGCCTTACGCGCGTATCCGCGAACATATGAACCGGTTGCATCCGAACACGGTACGCTACCTCCAGCGGGCGCGGAACACTGCCGCAAGCCGTGTGAAATCGTATTTCAACCTAGGATAGGAGCGACATCATGATTGATCTGGCCATGTGCATGACCCTACAAAACGAGGGTTTCGGCACTTACGGCAAAACACTGTTCTTCGGCACTAGTCCCGTATTGGACACTGGTAGCGTCACGAACGCCGAGGGAATCTGGGTTAACGCGAACACCGTGGACATCAACGGCGACCTATACACCGACCAGCTCACAGTCAGCAGCCGATACTTCGACGTGATCGAACAAGGGCGTCTGATGCTCCGACTCCTGCACTTCATTAACAATCGTCTGCATGACTATTGCCGACTCACCTGCAACCCCATTGCTGATATTGACTTTGTATCAATCCGCGTGCATCCGGCGACCGCGATAGACATGGACGCCATCGACGGTGAAGGGCGCTGGGTGAAAAGCATCCGATTCAATATTGATTACAAGCTCCCCATCGAAACGGTAGAATAGGAACCGTCCATTAGTCGCGCGTGTGCAGTCCCGCCCGACGAAAGGACAAACAATGGCATCCTACCCACTCATCGGCAAGAAGACAGTATACATTGACGATTTGGTTATTTCACCCGACTTCGTGCAGGATGAAGTAGGCAATATCACCCTTACCCCCGGCACGACCGAGGTGGCTTCACAGTCCGGCACCATCAACGTGCCGAACGGCTCCTACGAGGAAATGAGTTTTGAGCTGAACATCATCTGCCCGAGCGTCCGCTTCCTTGGCATGTTGTTCCCCGAGCTGTATCATAACGCGAAGTTCAAGCGTGTTATCTCCGGTTCGATGTCCGAAACCGGTCAGGTACGTTTCGGCGGCAACGAATGCGTATCGAACACTCCGCGTGACATCATCATTCATAACGTGTGCGATGGCCATTCCTCCGCTCAGGACTTCCGTATCCCGCAGGCGCTTATCAGCGCTGGCGGCGAGTTCACCGTGAGCCTGTCCGACCCGTTCGTGGTCACGCTCTCCGGTTCGATGACTCCCGGGGCGAACGGTGCCGTGGTCATGGGCGAACTTGATCTGGATAACCCGTCGTATTATGACGAGGATTCCGGCACCATCAAGACGGAAGACGTTCAGATCGCAGCGCTTACCGCGTCCCCGACAAACATTTCCGGCAAAGTCAACGATCATGTGACGGTCAATGTGGTGGCCTCCCCGAACGGTGCGACTGGCAGCATCACCGCCACCGTGGATGAAACCGCTAAAGCTTCCGCTAAGGACAATGGTGATGGCACTTGGGATATTCAGCTGAAGCAGACCGGTAATGGTACCGTCACGTTCAAGAGCGGCAGTGTGCAGACCGTGGTTAACTTCAATATCAAGTAAGTGAGCCATAAGTAACGCCCGCCACCAGAATTGTGGTGGCGGGCGCATGAGAGAATAGATCCCTACAAGGGGAACATGATCAATGATATCACACGATTGGAGCAAAGATAATGACTAACCCGGTTTTGAGCATCGACACCCGAGAAGCGTTCCGCACCCTCACCGTGAAAATCGACGGCACCGTGTACACCATGAGACCGTTAGGCTCGAAAGACATGCTCACGATCTTGGATAACGCTGAAACAATCGACAAGCTGAACGCTGGCGTAACGAACCGTGAGACTTTGGAAACCGCCGAAAAGATTATCTTCCCACTGGTCGAATCACTTATGAGTCCAGCCGATAAATTCTCCGAGTGGACTGAACAGACTCGTAAGCGTAGTGATCTCGCCTATCAGCGTGCCATGACCGCGTTGTGCGGGCTTATGGCGAAGAACATCACGGTTGACATCAAGGGCGAATAAATGAAGTCGTGGGATAGCCTGCTTACTCCCGCCGAGCGGGAGGCGATGAAGAGTTACAAGCAGAAGGAGGCGGCTCGCAAGCCGCTTCCGAGCGTTCATATCCTCGCCGAATTGGGTGACTTGTATGGGTGGCAGGCTATCCGCGACGTGTTGGAAAACAATGTTGATTCCTCTCTGATGATGAACCTGCTTAGGGAGGGACGTCGTATCCGATGGCGTCGACTGGCGGAACAATATCTCATGACGTTCGATTGCATCGCCGCCGCGTTCAGCAAGCATGGCGACCGCAGGATTAACACGATTATCGAAAAACTCGGGAAGGACGTGTGATGGCAGACTCGACACTAACCCTAGACGCCGAGATCAACACCGGCGATTGGAACGCTGGCGTCAAGGATATTCAATCGGGTAGCCGTCAAATCGAAGAGTCGGCACGGCAGGCTGATGGAGCGTTGGGTGACGTTGACAAGTCGGCTGGCAAGTCTTCCAGCGGGTTCGGGAAGTTCGGTGCCGCCGCCGGTGCCGTTGGCGGTCTCGTCTCTTCGGGTATCGGCATGGCTGTGGACGCCATCGGTGATCTTACCGGAGACATTATCGAAGCCTCCGACTCTGCGGACAAGTTCAAAAGCACGCTGAACTTCGCCGGACTGGATACGGGTACGATTGACGCGCTCACCGCCAGCACGCAAGCTTACGCCGACCAGACGGTTTATAGTATCAGCGATATCCGTAACGTGACCGCTCAGCTTGCCGCGAACGGAGTACAGGGCTTCGACAAACTAGCCGAAGCGGCAGGTAATTTGAACGCTGTCGCCGGTGGCAACGCTGAAACTTTCAGCTCGGTTGGTATGGTGCTTACGCAGACCGCTGGCGCTGGCAAGCTCACAACCGAGAACTGGAACCAGTTGGCCGACGCCATCCCCGGTGCATCCGGCAAACTTCAAGAGGCGATGCTCAAGAACGGCGCTTACACTGGGAACTTCCGCGACGCGATGGAGAAGGGCGAGATCAGCGCGGAGGAATTCAACCAAGCCATAATGGACTTGGGTATGACGGACGCCGCGAAGGAAGCCGCTACCAGCACCAGCACTATCGAAGGAGCGATGGGTAATCTAGAAGCGTCCATTGTTGGCGTGGGCACGACGATTCTTAACCAGTTCAAAGGCCCGTTGACCTCCGGTATCAGCATGTTAGCGCAAGGCATCAGTGGTCTTAGCGGCGTGTTTACTGGACTGGTGCAGACTATCGGCCCGATTCTCTCACAGATCGGCACAACGTTCCAGACAGCGTTCCAGCCGGTTGTAGGAATCGTTCAATCTCAGTTACTCCCGGCGCTCCAACCGCTTATGAGTGCCTTACAGAATCTCGGCAACGCGGTCATGCCAGTCATCACGGCCGCAATTCAAACAGTCGCCCCAGTGTTGGCAACCGTGGTGAGCAACGTCATCCAAACCATGAGCGTTATCGCTACTGCTGTAACACCGGTGATTAATAACATCGCTGCGTTGATTCAGGCGGTGCTTCCGGTGATTCAGTCAGTGTTTCAATCGTGGGGTTCCGCGATTCAGGGTGTCATTAACGCGGTTTTTCCATTTATCCAAACGGTTGTCACATCCGTTATGAACGTTATCAACGCGATAATCAGCACCGTATTGGCCGCGATTAACGGTGACTGGTCTGGAGTCTGGGAGGGAATCCAGAATATCGTTTCTAGTGTTTGGAACGGTATCAAAAGTATCGTTTCTGGTGCCATAAATGCAGTGTCGGGCGTCATCTCAAGCGTGTTGAACAATATCAGCGGTATTTTCAGCAGTGTGTGGAACGGTATCAGGGGAGCGGTAAGCAGTGCATGGAGTGGTATTACCAGTGCTGTCAGCAGTGGCGTTAGCAGCATGATGAGCTTCATCACCAGTATTCCGAGCCGTATCATGGGCGTGTTCAGCGGAGCCGGATCATGGCTTCTCAGCGCAGGCAGCAACATCATTCAAGGTCTGATTAACGGCATCACCGGCGCCATCGGCGGTGCCATTTCCGCGGTCAAGGACGCGGTTAGCGGTATCATCGACGGTGCAAAGAGCATGTTGGGTATTCATTCCCCGTCGAAGGTGTTCGACCGTGAGATCGGTCGAATGATTCCGGCTGGTCTTGGCCGTGGCGTATCGGAGAACGAGCGTGCGGCCATTCGTCCGGTGGAAGAGATGGTGAACTCTCTTCTGCCGTCGTCCATTGTGACTCCCGTGCAGGTAGTGTCTAGCCCGGTGCCTATGAACGCGAACAATGGCCCGCGTGTGAGCGCGCCTATCACGGTGAACGCGCTTGACCCGAACGCGGCAGCTCAAGAGACGGTGCGAGTAATTAATTTCCACTACGTGTGACAAGTCGCGAGGGTAGACTGAAGGTATGGCTATCTTCACTCTTGACCCGCGCGACGTTCGTCTGACCCTGAACGGGTTCCCCTTGTATGGGACTGACCAGTACGGGTGCGAGTGGCATGTGACGTTCCAGAACGTGTCAGGCCTATTCGACGGGGTGGGTTCGACCTTGCAGACCAATGATAAAGCGTGGTCGGACGGTTGGTTTAGCAATATTCCCGTGGCTCATGGCCGTTCGATCGCTATTGAGGGTCATATCATCGGCAAATGCACGGAAAACTGCATCAACGCTTGGGACGCGTTCAAACGCTCGTTCAACATCACAAGTCAGTCACTGATTGTTAAGTTGGGGAATATCAGCCGTCAGGTGCAGGTCATGCAATCGTCTTCCGCTCCATTGGTGGAGTGGGCTGGCGTCAACATTCTCAAATTCAGCATCGGCCTGACCGCTTTGGACTCGTATCTGTACGATACGCAGTCGGTGAACGGGAATACTGGTCTGCCAAACAGTCAGGGCTGTATGACGTTCCCCTATCATTTCGAGGACATCGATACGGGCAAGGGGTCTACATGGGTGTGGTCTGAAACAACCGTGTCGGGTAGCGTGTCCCTCACGAACACGGGTAGTGCTCCGAGTCCGGTGGCTATTCGTATCGATGGGCCTGTGGTCAATCCACAGGTTGAGCATAGCCCAAGCGGGCACATCATGGCGTTCGATATCACGTTGGGTATGGGTCATTACATTCTTATCAACGGTGCCACGCATGAGATTCTTATCGATGGCACGGATCCGGCGCGTGGCAGTGTGACCCGACGTGAATGGAGCTACGCGCAGGTCGGTGAGAATATTTGGATGTTCAGCGCCGAGGAACCATCGGATAACGCGCGTATGACGGTCACATTCAATCCGGCTTACATTTAAGGAGGCGTCTGAATGCCTTTACTTGCGAATCGAGTGTCGCAGTCGAACGGCTTATATTCGGATACGGTGCGCGTGTTGTGGCAGCGTTCCGGTTTGCAATTCGTTTCCGTCACGTTGGATGACGGTACGGTGATAGCCGAACTCCCCGACCTGCAACTGACCCATTTGACGTACCGTTTCGAGGAAACGACCAGCGAGACGGCCACACTCCCGTGGCACAACGCTCCCCGCAATTGGGATGAAGCAACCACCCCGTATCAGGCCGCCATACTTCTTGTGCGCGAGTCAACTGTCCTGTGGGGCGGTATCGTGGTCAAACGCGAGTGTGCAATGCGCGGAGACGGACTGACACTGACATTGGCAACCGTCGAACACTACCTCGATAACGTGTACGTGCAGGATCACACGTACACTAATCGTGACCAGTGCGAGATAGTGAAAGACCTCGTAACCAGTACGCTTGAAAACCATCATTTCAATATTGTTGTCGAAACGTCCCCTAGTAGCATTAAACGTGACCGCACATATGAGGCGGAAAGCGACAAGACCCTGTTAAGCGTATTGCAGGAGCTTGCAAACGTGTTGAACGGGCCGGAATGGTGTACATCATGGCGGGCCATCAACGACGGCCATTATGAACCGGTAATGACGGTAGCCGACCATATCGGTTCCACCACGCCAAGCACAACATTCGATGAAAGCGTCATGACCACGTTCACCCTGTTGGAGGATTACACGAACGGGTACGGCGCTAACGCTGTCATGGCAGTGAGTACGGCTGACGCTGGCGACCGTCCCCAGTCCGATTGGATGATAGCAGACCAGCCCCACCGGCCTCGACTCGAATATGTGTTCCAACCGTCTACAAGCATCAAGAACAAGAGTACGTTGAACGAACATGCCAAGTTCTCGTTGTTGCAGATGCAGAACGGTACCCAGACCATCACAATGGGCTTGAGTCTGCTGTCCGCTCCAATGGTGTATGAGGAGTGGAAGCCGGGCGACCTTATCGCATGGACTGTGGAGGAAGACGCCGAGCATTTCCCCAACCATAATCACGGTACCGCCCGTATCATCGGCTACGAGATTGATTTCAGTCAGTCGTGGACTATCACACCTACATTGCAACAGGAGGACGATAATGCCGAGCAAATTCAAGTTCAGTCTCGATAGCGCGGACGCGACCGCCCGCCAGTTCGCGGACATCAAACGCCAGTTGCAGGAGCTTCCGCCGAGCATCGTCAACAGCGTTAAACCTATGGTCGATCAGATCACGGCCATGTATGAGGAAGTGCAGACGCTAACGAACAATCTTGACCAGCGTGTACAGGAAAGCATCACCCGCAACAGTTACACACGTTCCGAGATTGACGTTAAAACTCAGACGTGGAACTGGGGAGTATTGGCTCCCAATCGTGGTGGTACGGGTATCGCCAACGCTTATAACAATGTGTTTACTTCCGGTCCTTGGCGCGCGGTGTGGGTGTTGTCTGACGGCACTATGGGCACGGCTCAGTCGATTCGTGCGTCGAAGACCGATATCGTGGATGCCGACGACTACATTCCCGTTGACGCTCTCCGCAAGGTGAAGTGGCGCGTCTATCGGATGAATGATGACAAGAATCAGCATCTTGATGATTCTCAGCCGTTGGTTGGTATGATTGCCGACGATTTGGATGAAAACGGGCTGGGGTTCTTCTGCGAATACGATGAAGACGGTACGCTGGTCGGTATCAACTACCCCATGCTCGGTGTGGCGGCGCTTCGACTTGCTCAGCAGGTGGCGGATGACTTGGACGCGCTCAAAGCTAAGGTTGAAGATCTATCCACAAGCGAAGATAAAATAGGTGTAGACGATTCGGAGGATTGATTATGGATATTATCATGCACCCGCTTACCGCGAAGAACGGTTCCCCGACGTATACGGCTGACGATTACAGGCACGCCATTAATCCTCTATTGGTACCGTCCGATGGTACCGTGTTCAACGGTTTGTCTGGCATTCGTTACGGTTCACCGGTTCCTCTGGTCACGGTGAGCGGTCTGACTGTTACGGTCAAACCTCATTGCGGTACCATCAGCCCGTGGGATGGTTTGGGCGCGTACACTTACGCCATAACCACCTATACGAAAGTGCAGTTGGCGGATTCCACCAACAGTTACAAGATCGCGGTGACGGTGGAAGATCCTTCGCAGTCGCATGGTACGACTCCGCGCGGCAAACTCGAAGTGTTCACCGCTGGCACTCCTGACTCGAATATCAATGGTCTGGTGATTGCCGAGGTTAACGCCGGTGTCGCGTCGGACGTGGCTCCGATTATTCGTAATAACGCGGTGCTGATGGCGCGTGATCTTGAGCAGCTTAACACTATTACCGCGATGGACGGGCAGGAGGCTGTAACGATTGCCGATAATGCTCATTATGTCATGGAGCTCGGCACATGGAAGCCGGTTTTTGAAACCGTGAGTGAGTCATGGAGTAGCGGAAGGATAACCGTCATCTACGGAGAGTCCTCGTGCGCGGTTCAGGTGACTTCCGTGAAAATCGGCTCAGGGTCATGGGATTCGGCAAACTGGGGCAAGAAGATTAAGAAGGGGTACTGTCCGCAATACGAGATGTCGAATCCGATGTTGGTGTCTAACGGCGCAAGCCATACTGGTTTTCTCGTGGTATTACCTGACGGGACTGTCAGTGTGAAGAATATGGGTGCGAGCGGTTCTAACGATGCTCGTAGCGGTAGCGTGTGCTGGCCGGTGCAGAGGCCGTACTGAGTTGCGCCGATACCGCAGGCATCACGTATCCAATTAAGTATGATGGCTAATACTCCCAGCAAATTGTGAGGCGCGCGCTCTGCAACGTGTTTTCGGAACCGTACAGCATGATAATCTGTCCAGAGGTGTTGATGCTGAACATAATGAGTCTTATCGGCATTGTCTAAAATAGAGACTATGACTGATATTCTCACTGCAATCATCGGCGTAGGCGGCGTAGCACTCGGAGGCATCATAACATGGCTAGCCAACCGTAGGACAGACCTCACCAGCGCATATCAAGCATTAGTCTCAGCGCAGGGAGACATGAAACGGCTAATTGACGCGCAAGACCAGAAAATAAGCGCTTTAATCACGAACCGTGATGCGATGCAGTACACGATTGATCTTGAGACGGGTTATATTCGTGCGTTGGGCCACTGGTTGGCACAATTCTGCGAGATTATCGAACCTGAATTTTTGGAGAATCATCCTAAACCGTCGTTGCCTGATGATCTACGCGACCGTATCGCGTCCCTTGATGAACTGGTCGGAGACAATGACTAGCCTGTCCACGCACATGAACCAGCGATGTAAGATGATTCTATGAGACGTTTCAAACGGTGTGTGATTCTTGTGTTGTTGCTCGCCGTCGTCTCGTTGATAGTCCACGTCTTGATGACGGTTTACGCCGTTTTATACATGGCGTGGCTGTTCTTCTACATAATCAGCCTATAGGAGGAGTTTCGATGGCTCTGAACGGTATCGACATCAGCAATTGGCAGGCTGGTATCGACTTGTCTGCCGTACCGTGTGATTTCGTCATCAGCAAGGCGACGGAGGGATGCTGGTACGTGTCCGAGGATTGCGCTCGTCAGGTGGAGCAGGCGTTGAGTCTGGGAAAATGCGTTGGCGTATACCATTACGCCAACGGCGGTAACGCCGTCTCCGAAGCTGACTATTTCGTGAACAATTGCGCGAATTGGGTCGGCAAGGTCGTATGGTGCTTGGACTGGGAGGCACAGGGTAACGGACTGTTCGGGTCTGGCGCGTCCGCTCAACAGTGGATTAGGTCGTTCTGCGACCGCGTGTACGAGCGTACAGGCTCCCAGCCTATCGTCTACGTGCAAGCGTCCATGCTTAACGACGTGCAGAACATTGGTGATCGTGGGTTGTGGATCGCGCAGTACGCGGACATGAACGCTATTGGGTATCAGGATACGCCGTGGAACGAGGGCGCGTATGGGTGCGCGATCCGACAGTATTCGTCTAATGGTCGTCTGCCCGGATATTCAGGCGGTCTTGACCTTGACAAGTTCTATGGTGATGTGAATGCTTGGAACGCTTATAAGGCGGGTCATTCGAGTGTGACCAACGCGCCGACACCTTCCGCTCCTGCTCCTTCCACTCCCGCATCCGGCACGTATACTGTGCGCTCCGGTGACACGCTGAGCGGTATCGCGTCGATGTATGGGACTAGCTGGCAGGCGTTGGCGCAGATCAATAATCTGTCTGACCCGAATCTGATTTATCCGGGTCAGGTGTTGAAAATCAACGGTACTGCCAATAATGTGCAGTCCGGTAGCTGCACGTATACGGTTCAGTCGGGGGACACGTTGAGTGGTATCGCCGCTAAGTATGGTACTTCGTGGCAGACTCTCCAGCAGCTTAACGGCATTGCCAACCCGAATCTGATCTATCCCGGTCAGGTGTTGAAGCTGCCGGGCGAAGCACCGTCACCGTCACCGTCACCGTCACCGTCCGTTACGACGTACACTATCCAGCCCGGTGACACATTGAGTGGTATCGCCGCCCAGTACGGTACCAGTGTTTCCAGTCTGGTGGCGTTGAACGGTATCGCCAACCCTGACGTGATCTACGCTGGCCAGACTATCCGTATCAAGTAGACTATTCGAAGGAGGTTTCTTATGGACATGAATACTGGTGAGCCGACCAAGGACACCGCGATCAATAACGAGGTGCCGGACGGTAATGATGATTATGTGCCTACGTTCAACGCCGCGACTCGAAGGTGGGCGTATCTGGTTTCCGGTCTGGTCGGTATCGTCGGCGCGGTGTTGAGTTTCGTGAGCGCCGTGCCGGACGCGCCGTCTTGGGTGGCCGTGATGGGTGGCGCTTTCGCTCTGGTCGGCTCCGGCGTGGCGGGAATGTTCGGCGTCCACTACGCAGGCATTTCCAAGTGAGGTAAATAAATGACAATCGCATCCGACTTGTTCCGCACCGTCAAGATCAACGATATCAGTCAGTAGCTCCCGTATATTGTTGTCAATCAGGCGGACGATAACGGCAAAATCATTCGTTTCGTCCCAATTGATCACGGGCAGAAGGTCACTGGGTTCACTGGCGCTCGCCTGTATTATCCACCGCGATCTGACGCCCAGTATGGTGATTACGTGACCGGTGTCGAGTCTGACGGTGCTTGGGACTTCACGATTCCAGTGGGAGTCTTGAGTGTGGGACGGGTCGGGTGCAATCTCGCTTTCATTGATGGGGATGGCGAAACGTATTCCCGTAATGTCGTGTTTTTGGTCGAACCGGCGGTGTCTGGGGTTTCGACCCGCAGGACGGTCAGCAGACTCGTTTGGACAAGGTTGTCGGCACCGTGCAGAATGTCGCGGATACGGCTATCGACAGCATCAACAAGACCGCTAGTGACGCGGTGGAGAACATCGGTAAGGCCGAGGAATCCATTAACGAGAGTGTGACGGAGGCGCGTGGTTCCGCTGATGCCGCCGCGAACAGCGCCACACAGGCGGCTTCTTCCGCCAGCGCTGCTCAAACCAGTGAACGGAACGCCGCCAATAGTGCCACGCAAGCCTCGCAGTCCGCCACAGCGGCGAAACAGAGCGAGACTAATGCTGCGTCGAGCGCACAGACCGCAGCGTCGAGTGAACGTAACGCCGCGTCTAACGCCGAACAGGCGGCGGATAGTGCGAGCAAGGCCGGTGAGAGTGCGTCCGCTGCGGGAGTCTCGGAGCGTAACGCCGCTTCGAGTGCTGTTCAGGCCGCTCAGAGCGCCACAGCGGCAGCACAATCCGCTTCCGAGGCCCAGAATGCCGTGGAGGGTTTCGGCTTGAAGGCCGGTACGACGATCACGGGCGAACCCGGAAGCGATGCCGCGGTCTCTATCTCCAAACAGGGGACGAAGTATGTAGCTGATTTCACCATTCCACGAGGCACGCAAGGCATACAAGGCCTCAAGGGAGACCCCGGCGAACTGTGTCGCATGATGACACTTTAGATGGAGATGGAACTAATTCCAGTCCATTGAAAGTCGTAAAACACCGGGAGTAACATTATATAAAGGATGGCAAGACCCAGCTGAGATCGGAACTGATCTAAACAACGGTGACCTTTGGTTAAAAACGCCACGCTATTTAACCGACATCGACCCGGACAATCAGACCGAAGGCGCATCGACCGCTGAATACTACACGTATGCTCAGGGAGCGGCGAACAATTCACCAAGTGTGCTTGTGCGAACCGGTCAGATCATCACAGACATGTTTGAATACTCGAATGGCGTATGGTGGTCGCTTATCTGGCGAGTGGATTCGAGTCTAACCCCGGGCAAGGAGACGACTCAGGTTGCGGCGGCGCGCACGTTGTCCGATACTGAATTGCTTACTCGCATCGAAGCGCTTGAAGCGGAAGTGAAAAGTCTGAAAGGAGCTGAATAATGAATAAATTCATAACGAATTATACTTCCGTAAAAGAATTTAAAGGACTCTCTACTCCTGCTACAGTGGTAACAGAAATTGACACTCCTTACGGTAAAGGTCACAGATTTACAAGTGGTGGGCCTAACTGGCAGTGGGCTTATATAAAGATTAACTCATTCTTAAATTCAGGTGTTTTGCGATTTATTGCACGAGCTAGCGTAGATTGTTTATTAAATATTCATAATGATCAAAATAAAATTGGTCAATTAAGTATTACAACTGATTGGTCGGTAATTGAATCTGAAGTTTTAAAAAAACCTGATAAAATTATTTCGTTTTACGGACTTGATGAAGGAGTATGGGTCGATATCTGTGATGCCGTCGTTTTGTCAGACCGTGACAGCTTGAATCAACTCGATGCCATCAATGTGCCGATTTTCAAAGCCGATACCATGCCAATCTCAATCAACCAAGGAGCATAACCAATGTTTGAAACCGTACAGACCATCATCAACGGAGGCGATTATAACCTCACAGACCTCATCCAGCGCATCAAGACCCTGTATGCGATTGGCGAGCTGTCTGATGATGAGATGAAGCAGCTCCTCGAACAGGCGCAGGCGAACGCCAAGCCCGACGATTCCTACGCCCCGTTGGCCGACCGTGTGAAGGCAATCGAGGAATGGGAGACGACAATCGAGGAACGTTTAAGCAAGCTGGAAACCGGCTCATCGACTGAACCCACGGAACCAACAGACAAGTGGCCGGAATACAAGCAGCCGACGGGCGCGCACGACGCCTATCATGTGGGAGACAAAATCACTTACAACGGCAAACACTATACGTGCTTGATGGACGGTTGCGTGTGGACTCCAGACGCTTACCCGCAGGGATGGCGTGAGGAAGCATAAGCCACATCTACACTGGTGTTTCCCAGTGGTAGACTGGTGTTGCTCCTTTCGAGCGATGGTGTGATGACCAAATGAATTAGCCCGGCACTGGTCTTGATGACTAGTGCCGGGCTATTCTTTCTTTTTTTCAGTTGCTCAAGATGAAGTTTCGATTTCGGTATTCGCTGAATACTGGAACTTCCTCTGGGTGATCGTTGTAGGCGCTGACCAGCCAACCCTTCTCGTATGATTCTTTGGGGTGGGCGTGGATACGCCCGTGGCATCCCATAGTACCCGACCCGCATACGGTAATCAGGTTGCTGGGCAGGTTCAGCCCTTCCCAAGCGTGGGAGCGCATACGCCGGTGATGCAGGTTGAACGCGGATGAGCTTAACGTTCTCCCGCAGATGAAGCATCTGCCGTGGTCACGGTTGAACACCTTCATACGGGTTTCGATGTCAGGATCGGTTTTGCTCATTGAATACTCCCGTGCAGTGGAAGAAATACAGATTAATTGGAGCGACCAGACTGAACGTGTATTGTTTCGTATTCTTGAATTCTATTTCGCGTATTGGCGTGGTTTCCACTCCTTCGATGCTGTTGAGGATTTCGTGGACTCGTAGGAGCGAGTCGGGGTCTTTGAAGCCTATCTGTCCGAACGTGAGTTCTTGCCCGAGTCCTTGGTTGTCGATGATTCTTTGGAGTTCCGGTTTCTTCAGTAGGAGGTTGATGATCGAGGTCAGGTAGTGGACGGTGTCGTTTTCCATTGTTGCTCCTTTGGTGTGATGATGATTGGACTGACTGTCTTCTAGTCTTTGGTTAGGATGTCATAGCCGAGGTGTTCGGCCAACCGCAACCGGTATTGTTTCTGTGGTTTGCGGCGTCCGTTTTCCCACATGGCTATGACGTTCGGACTGGCGACGCCGATTCGTTCGGCTAGTTCCGATTGTGAGTATCCGTGGCGTAGCCTCCAGTATTTGATGCACTGGCCGATGGTTACTCGGTCGCTGATGGTCTCGTAGTCAATGAGGATGTTGCCGATGTTCTGTCGGGTGAAGAACTGGCCTGTCTGGCTGTCCTGTTCCACGGTGACTTCTTGACCGTTGATTACTGTCTTGATCTTGTTTAGCTTGCGCATGTTTTACCTCCCTATGTGATATATAAATTATATCACATTGTTTGTGTTTCGCCAAACAGCTCACTAATGGCTTCACGCCCGGCGTCGGTCAACGCGAACCGCCAGCAATGACGATGCCGACTGTTCACACCCTCACGATCGACACGGCACACATGACCGGAGCGCTCAAGCTCGATCATGCGCGACCTCAAGCCCTGCGGAGTGTCGTCATACTTCGCTAAGACCGCCATCCGTTCGATTTCCTCGTGGGTCAGCGGTCGTTTCGCCATCCAAAGAATCAGCAGCACATGCACCTGTTGTTCGCTGAACATTACGCCACCGCCGTTTCAGCGGAGTGGCGGAGGAACGCGGCCACGCCAGCAGCCACGATCCACCCGGCAACCCACTTGATTCCGAACCGTACCCTGTTGATCTTGGCTGCCATCGCCCACACCGGAAGCGACACCCACGGGCTAAGACACCAGCCACAGTAGGCGAGTTCGCCAAGACTATCCACGTAATCCTTCGCCCATGTTGGCAGCGAACTTGGAAGATTTTCGGTCTTTACGGTCAGCTTGTGGCGGAACGCTGAGAACACGTAGCCGGGGCCGGGCGAGAGCTGCACGACGGTGGTCGCGTATCCAGCCGTGATTCCAGCGGAAAGCACCGCGGTCCACCAATTGCCATCAGTTTTCATCGGTCTTCCTTTTCCTTGTGGCGACGCCAGCAGTTATACCGCTTGTCATAATCCGCGTACATGGTTTCGTAAAGATGCTTTGCCTCTTTGGTGGCTTCCTCGTATTCAAACCCGTGGTGTTCCAAGACGTATTGCGCGGCACCGACCCAGACGGAGCGGCGAACGTGTTGATACCAGCGGTCGAACAGTTTGCCACACGTCTTGTCGTGTTTGTCGTCTCCGAGGAAGTCGGCAACGCTCTCCACCACGAATGTACGCAACGAGTTCACCGTGATACGGTTACGGTCGAACAGCTCCAGCACATCATTGGTCAAAGTATCAGGCTTCATCAGTTTCCTCCTCTTTTTTCGGTGTCTTCATCGACTAGATAATCGGCTAGGCTGATGTCTTGCGGCTGCAAGTAGATCAATCCGTCCAGCAAGATCATCGGATAACGCACGGTTACTTCTTGGTCTTTGGCGATGGTGCGTATCGCTCTGGCGGTGGGGCTCCCCGACGGCACGATACGGAGCCTCCGACCCGTCTGCTGTGCGTACACGCGGCACGCCATCAGATAACCGGCGTCCTGCCACTTGCACGTCGGGCACCCGTCAAACAGTACGAACATGTCATGGCTTTCGAGAATCGTTGCGGTCTTCATCAGAACGTCACTCCCAGAGCGTCGGCCAGAACATCGGAGATATGGAGCGTGGCTAACTGGCGACTCTTATGCTCCGCGATCTGTTCGGTGATGTCCTTGCGGTACACGGGGATGACCTGATGGCGTGCGTCTCCGGCCACGCGCGGGTCGTACATCGAGAAATACAGGACGTCCAGCGAATCGCACACGACGAAGTATTGGAGTACCTGCGCCTTGTACTGGTCGGGGATGAAGTCGAAACCGGTCGCCTTGCTATCGAGCGTGTATTCCGGAAGAATCTGCTCAATAACGTCCACGAGTTCAGGTTTCAGGTTGGCGACGTGGGTTCGCATGGCGTCGGTGTGCATCATCCACGGTACGACGGCCTGCAAGTGGTAGGCGGAGCCGATCGACTTGCATTCGATGGCCCACGTCGGCTTCTCGCTGTTCTCGTAGGCGTCTGGACTGCACGCGATACGGTCGTCATCCTCGCTCTCCCAGATACCGCAGTCAGTGACGCAACTACCAGAGTCGAAGCCGAGTGCGCGAAGCGTGATCTGGATGTTCTCGGGTTCGAGACGGTGGCCGCGTTCCATCGGCGGTTCACCGTCCGCTGGTTCGGCCCCCAGTTCCGCGAGGAACTTCCAGAAGTCCACACCGACCTTCATCCGCTTGTTCTTCGCTTCGGCGTCCACGATCTTCTCGTCGTAGTTCTGAGCCTTCGCGTAATACTCATTGGCCTTGTCAGGCGTCTTAGCCTTCTTCGCCTGTTCCAACGCCTTGTCACGATACTCTTTGAGTTTCGCCACGTCGGTCTGTGCGTAGTGTTCCAATGCGAGTCCTCCGCTTTTAGTGCCGGTGATACGGCCCATACGTTCGTCGAGCCATGCTTCGGTTTCGGTGGCTTGCGATACATTGATGATCTTCATTGTGGTTGTCCTTTCTGTTGGGTGTGGGCGGGTGATGAGTCCCGCCCAACCCAATTCCACGACAGAATGGTGTATGTAAACGCCGTGGCGGATTTATTGTTTGTCGATATTCAGTTATGGTTCCCTCCAGTCGACATGGTGAACGTGGATGTCCTCGAAAACGTCCCAATTGGTTTGTTTTGTTGGACTGTCGGCTGGCGGGAAGTCTTTTAGTCGCGTGGGGCGAACCGCACGATCAGCCATAGGCCGGTCAACAGGTAGATGACGCTCACAAGGACGGTGGCCGTCTGCGAGTCCGCCGTCCGCCACGTGAACAGCAGGGTCATGCTGCTCACGAATCCGATGATGGCGGCTGCGAACTTCAGACGGCGGAGCGTGTAGTTCGGCTTCGTTGCTTCAGGTTTGCTGTCGTGGTTGTTCTTCTGTTGATTCATTTCAGATCCTCCAATTCCTTGGTTCATTTCACATTCGGTTGATGGCGTTCATCAGATTCCGGAAATCGGTTTGGGTGAGTCCACGCCATCCCCTGACCTGACGGTTCAGAGTGCCGTTGATGAACTCGCCGCGCGCCTCGGACGGTATGTTGTGGACGTCCATCACCTTGACCAGCTCGGCATACTGTTCGGAGCTGATGGTACGGTCGGCAGTATCGTAACGCTGTTTCGCATACGCGCCGTCGTCGTCCTTGTCGGGGAAGATGCCCAATACCGCGTAGAGACTGTAGCGGCGTGCGTAGGTGATCGCGCTGCCGACCTGCTGGGGGTCGCCGGTCACGAAGAACGGGTAGGAGCAGGCCACCATCTGTTCTTCATCGTCGAAGATGATGGTTTCTACTGTTCCGATGACCTGTCGCGCTTCTCCAGTGTTGTCGAACGTGACGCGCTGGCTGAATGCCAGTCCGTGCTTCTCGAAAACCGGTTTGATGGTTTTGAGGATCGTGGCGAGGTTGAGGTATTTGTAAGTCTTTTTGCCTGCCTGTGCGGTTTCGTCGGTGACGAAGTTGGGGACTTCGTTGAGGACTTTCATGAACTTGTTGCTGAGGTTGTTGGTTGCCATCTCAATGTTCCTTTCTGATAGTGTGATGACATATAAGGTACCTCGCGGCTGCTGGCCGCGAGGCGAGTGTGATTACTTGAGTTTGTGGACTAGGACCCTCACATGGAGGCACTGGATGTTGTATCCTCCCGCGAAAATGCTCTTGATCGAGAAGCGGCCTTTGGGTCCGGAGATGATGCCGTTGATTCTTCCATCGGGGCCGATGTAGGTCCACTCGACTTCATCTATGCCTCCGGCCTTGGCGTTGCAACGGTCGATGATGTCGGCCTTCTTGCAGGCTGCTTCCTTGTCGAGGAACGTGGCGAACTTTACGGGGTCGTAAACGGAGTCGTATCCATGTTCTACGACTATCTTGCCATAGGCGCTTTTAAGGTCGGCCTGAGCCTCAAGCTTGCCATAGCTGTCGAGCTCGGGATCGTGCCAGATGGCTCCACGCTTTTCCTTGTACTGCTTGTAGAGGGCCGGGACTTGTTCGATGATGTTGGCTTTCCAGTTGTCAAGCAGTTGGTCGATGGGTTTCAGGTTGTTGTTCATTGTGGACCTCCTTGGGGTATAAGATCAGGCTGTTTGCCTGATATATCCATTATATCACATGTTGTGTGATATTACAAACTGATGTCTGTATTTCTCATCACTCCGCAAGCAGTTCGGAAACCGCATTGTCAAACTCTTCGGATAACAGCCAA